TTATTTCTTCGGTTCAGTGTAGGTCATCGCCTGTTCACTGTCGGAAACTCCGGCAGTTGTCGGGTCAGTCACGATTCCAAGAATCGCCAAGACCGCAAATAAAGCGTTCACGACTTCCAACAGCTTGTTCCCCAAATCGCCCAGGTCAAGAGTATAGCCAAATACACCCGCAACAACCTGAACCAAAAGCAGAATAGCGGGAATCAGGGCAACCCAAAACGCCTTGTTTTTCACACGTACTTTCCAGTTAATATTTGTCATGTTCTTACACCTCTTTCTTCTTCAAATGCAATTCTTCAATTTCGTGCTTCATTTTTGTCACCATGCCATTCCCGCCTAATTCGTGGTAGGCATCGTACATTTCCATGAAATTTTCATAGGCATATGAAGGAATGTCCCCCTTTGCCATGTATCTATCATGGTATTCAATAAGCTGAACCCTAAGTAAAAGCATCGTGCCTTTACCGTTGGCATCACGGTCTTTCTTCTGGTTTTTCAATAACCACACGATATAGCCCATCAGTGCGGTCAGAATGATAGGAAGTGCCGCCGTGTATGTCTGCATAAAAAACTGTTCCAATGGTTTTTTCCCACCCTTTCCGACACAAAAATAACCGCCTGTGACCTCATATAAAGGTCATATAGCGGTTATAATCGTGTCTGTGATAATTTCCCTGTCTACTGTGCCAATTCCCCGCAATCGAGGTCAATCAGCACTTCCTTCACCAGTTCCTTGATTCTTTCAGGAACGTCAGCAAAGTCTTTCTTCCCTTTTATGATAAGGGTTGCATAGATAACTGCCATTTCTCCCACTTCCTTTCTGAATAAGATTTTTATGAAGAACTGAAAAAGCATCAGTCATCACCTTCCAAAATAGCCTTGACCGCTTCTTTCAACTTGTCAGGCACATCTTCAAGGGTCTTTAACCCTTTCCTGATAAGGTCAGCATAAATTTTTGCCATTTTCTTTCACCCCCTTCCTTAACCTAACAGTTCATACACTTCACACAAGGCAAACTGTGTGTCTGTGACCTGTGTTTCCAAGGATGCGTTCTTTTCGTCAATCATGCTGATGTATTCATCCTTGGTGTACTGGGTCAGGTCATATTCGTAACCCGTGAACCCGGTTTCTTCTTCCCCGGTAGGTTCTTCTGTGACTGGGACAATGTTTTCTGCAACCCAAACACTAAAGTCATCAATGACCTTGGGTTCAGGCTGCTGAACGCTTCTCACTTTTCCGTACTGCTTCATTTCCTTTACCGCCTTTCTTCTTTTTTGCCTTTATATGGGTTTTATAGTATTCATCCGCATAGGGCTGAATAGGCACAATGTATTGTTCAGATAATCGGTAATTGTCGCAATGTTTCAGCCAACCCTTATAGGAATTGATGGAACACCATTCTGAATAATTCATTTCCTGACCGCTTTCCACCTTTTTCCTGATTGCGGTCATTTTTCGTTTAAACTCCTGACAGGTGGATTTTCTAAGTAATGTATTATTCAGAAATACCCTGTACCCCACAAAGTCAATACCTCTGACAAATGAAGGGAATATTTGATAATTACCTTTTATTCTTAATTTCAAGTTCACCCTGAAATAGTTGTCAATTTTCTGCAACAACTGGTGCAGTTCCTCCTTGCTTTTTGCAAAAATGCAAATATCATCCATATAACGGTAATAATGCTTTACGTGTTCAACCTCTTTTATCCAATGGTCAAAATCCGTCAAAAAGAAATTCCCGTCATATTGTGAAAAATAATTTCCTATCGGTATACCAACGCCGTCAATAAAGTCCTTACCTCCATACTGAACAATCTTGATTTCGTTTCCGCATGACCTGTAAAATTCAATGTTTTCTTCCGTTGCGGGACACGTGCTGATACTGTCGATGATTTCATCAATCAGGGCAAGCAGTTCAGGGTCTTTGTACTTCCTTCTGAACTTTCGTTTCAGCGTGTCATGGTCAATGGATGGGTAAAACTTCTTGCAGTCAATTTTCAGGCAGTAAGTCATTTCCTCTGGTACTGTGTCAACTGCTTTCCGCAACTTCTTGAAAGCTGCATGAATCCCCCTGTTCGGTATCGCTGAATAGGTGTCATCTGTGAAGTATGCCAACAACTGCGGTTCAATCACCTGTAACACCGCCCACTGTGCGATTCTGTCAGGGAAGAACGGCAATTTGTAGATTTCCCGTTCCTTCTTCCCGTCCTTCTTGGTGAACGTGGTATATTCAGAAGTTTTATATTTGTGGTTTTTCAGCATCCATTGCAACGCCGCCAAATAATAGTAAGGTCTTTTCTCTATCTGCTTGACTTCTTTGTACCACCCCTTTCCCTTCTTAGCGTGTTGAAATGCCAGTTCAAGGTTTTCCATCGAACAGATTTTGTCATATAAATAACCATAGCGTTTCAAAGGGCATCCCCTCTTTGTATGCACTGAACCGAACTTTCGACCCCGGCAGATGCCGGGTCTACTAATACGGTTCTTTGGTGTTTTTGATGTTTTGCCAAGTGGCACGGTAATCAGTTTTCAGTATATTTATAGGAACACCCCGCCATTTCTGACGGGGTGATTTTAGTGCATTTACTAGCTGACTGCTGATATTCCGATTCCGATTAGAAGAAGCATTATTCAGATTCCAATAGAAAGCACTGGCATTCAAGCCATTATTCCACTTAGCACCTAATTTAGTGACTTGGTTTTCTGGTTTTTATCGTCTTTCTGCTTGAATAATCGTCATCCGTATAGCATCCTGATTACCTATCTAAAAAATAGTTGTTTAATGACTTTTACGCTGCTTTCTTGCTAGGTACATACACCAGCCGACCGCCGACAGCCCGACTCCGACCAGAAGAAGCATCATTCAGACTCCAACAGAAAGCACCGGCACCCAAGCCATAATACCACCAAGCACCCAATATAGCGACCCTCCAACCTGTATTGCCATTCCAACAATAATCACCAACAGGAAGGGCGGTGTTCCCAAGCAGTTCACCCGGAATGAACAACCAATCATATTTTTCTGAATAGCAGAAAGCAGACACATACCCGTCCCCAAACACTGCAATGATTCCGGCATCCTCATATGCCCCTGTTCCTATGTCATCCGTAAAAGTATGGTCTGCAATGTAAATTGTCCCTTCATGGGTTGTTGCATCCATGTACTGATTGATGCCGTCAACCCACCCCCAGATGTTACCCCAGAAATTTTCTTCCCCACGATAGGAAATCATCTGAATCCCGTTGAAATTGGCCGCAACCCCGGATGCGTTGCCAAGGTTGATTGTCGTGCCAGTCGGTTCTGACATATTTGTTGCACCGTCATCCGTTTTGGAAACTGCACCGTTGCCAATACAGGACTGCATATTGAAGCTTGCATATTCAATCAGCATAAGCATCTGTGAAGCAGACACCGTTGCCGCATACGCCTGTTCCCAACCTGAACCACGCTTTTCTGCCAGTTTGCGGACATTTGCCCTTGTCGCACTCTGCGTCAGTCCTGACAGCGGTTTAGCATTTGCGATACTGGAAAGCATATCAGCGGTAAAGTCAGCAACCTGTGAATCATCCAAGATATACACCGCCGCACTTGCGTCATATAATGAACCTTCAAAAGCAGCAACATAAATCTTTTCATTCTCATTCCCATTTTCAACAAATGCTGGGTGCAGCTTGAACCCCGCCTTTGGTGTATCAGACACATAATATCTGACCTTGCGGGTGATGCCGCCCTTGTGTTTCTTTTCTACATTCAGGGGAACAACCTTGTAATAGAATTTAGGCTGTTCCACCATGACCTGAACCACCGTCCCGGATGCAAACTGTAAAGTGGTGTCAGGCGTTTCAGTCCCTTCCGGGTTGCGGTCAACTGCCTGTGTCAGTTTGCCTGTGGTGGAAAATCCCGTTTCACCGTAATAGGCGGCAACCCGTCCGTCATTTGTCAGGTTGCAGCGTTTCCTTCCACCAAAACAGTTGATACCGTCAAACCCTTCCCCCGGTGTGCGGTTCACTGCCCCGGCAAGGCGGGTGAACTTCTTATTGACAAAATCAACTTCCACCCCGTAAATATCCCCGTCAGTGTACCCAACAAGGGCTTTCAGGTCTGCAATCTCTGCTTCAAGTGCCTGAATATCCCCGATGGTTGCATATGCTCCGGGGTTGACTTCCAGTGACACACTTTCCGAGTTCCCCACGGTTGTGTATAACTGAATGTATGCCGCCGACACCGTAACCCCGTTATATGGAGGCATATAACAGTTATTTGTGGTTTCAATGCAAGCCGCATACAGAATTTCCCCTTTATCCGGGTCAACCGCATATAACCCAAGGGTACGCATATAATACCCAGTTGTGATGTCCACATTTGAAAAAGCCGCTTCAATCTTGATAGCAACTTCATTTGTCCGTGTCACCTTGGAAACAAGGGTGGTCTGCTTCACATTCGTGAGTACGGTCAAGGACTGCAACTGACTTTCCGTGTACTGGGTACTGGAAGAACAGATTTTTGTAAAATCAATGTTCCCAGTCCCGGCAATCATTTTTGCCATAAGTGCCTGACCATCATCGGTTAAGACCAATTTTGAATACTGTGCCATTTTTATTATTCCTTTCGTGTTATACTGTTTTTATTTCAATGAAATCTACTTGCACAACTCCTGATGCAACCTTCGCATCCCCGTCTGCCCGGATAACTTCACTAAAATCTTCTGAAATGGTTATCAGTGCGGTATCAACAACACCACCGCCCACATTTACATTGCTGGAAACTGTGACCGTTTCCCGGCTGTCATTTGTGATGTTCAGCATATCAGTCTGAACAATTCCACCGCCAAATGCCGCCGCACCTTCAATGTCAAACACTTCCCTGAAATCGTTGGTGATGGAAAAGCAATTCACAAAACAGATACCGCCACCAAATAGAACAACACCCGTCACATTGCAAGGGATGCTGTTCTTTGAAACCACAACGATATTTGCGGGAATCATCGTGTTTATGATGTGTTCCAGTTCTTCCACCTGTCCAAACAGTTCAAGGTCAGTTTCCAGTGTCAGGGTATACCCCACATCAAAATCATGGGACATACTGAAATCTGTATTTTCACACAGCACCGTCAGCTTTTGCAGCAATACCCTTATGGTATAGGGAAGCTGACTGAACCACTTACTTTGAACCCTTGAACGCCTTGATTCAAGGGTATCTTCTTCTGACGGATAAATACCAAGCATTTTTTCAAACCTTGATATTCCGTATTCATCAGCGGTGGAAATGAAACGGTTTCGTAAAACCTTATCTGTTGCTTTCCAAATGATTTGAAATTCAGGGTTTTCCGCATCCAGTGCCGCAACAGGTTCTTTGTAGGACTGCATGAAGGGCGGCAAGTATGATACAAGGTCAACTTCCCTTATCATGCCGAAACACCCCCTAACACGGGGATTTCATACTGTGTCAGCGTCATGTTGCTTGCTTTCCCGTTGATGGTGGTATTCGATATGTCAAGCACACCTTTCACCCCAAGGATTCTTGTTTCAACCTGACTGATTCTGACAATGATAGTTGTGCTGTCAGCCCACCCCTGCCTTAATTCCAGTAAATAGGCGTTCACCGCATCCTGAATTGCGGTCTTGGTATTTGACCAATTATAACCTTCTTCAAAGGTGACTGTGGTGGTAATAAACATCTGGACAGGTTCAGCACTTGCCACCTTGACCACATGACCAATAGGTGCAAGCCCATAACCTTCCCCGGCATTTTCTTCCGGGTCAAGCGTTTCCTGAACACTGTTCACAAGTGTTTGGGACGCTTCCCCGTAATCATCCGAATCTGTGATTGTCACATGAACCGTACCGCCAACCGTCAACTTTTTATTCTTGGCCGCATCATATACAGGTTGTAACCAAGACTTCACTGCTTCCGGCAGTTTGTCAAGGTTTGCTTCAATCCATGCCTGAACGGTTGCACTTGGTATCATGTCGGCGGGTCTTATATCCCCGTTCCACACCCTTGTGACCTTGGCATCCCCTACCCCGTCAAGACTTCTGACCTTGGCAAGATAATCTGCCCGGTTTCCACCAAAGGACTGTTCATTGAAACTGTCAAAATACCGTTGCCTGAATACTTCGGTATCTTCTTCATCCTCACCCGGTATCAGAATTTTAGTCAGTTGTGCGGTTTGCAATCCGTCAATGTATTCCATAGGTATCATATCCCCAAGGTACTGATTGCCAACTGTCCCTTCCGTCTCACACTGAACCTGATATGTCCCCGGTGTTATCTGTTCCAACACCACATAGTTCATTTCACCAATGTTGAACCGCTTGCCCGTGACATCAATATCTGTCGGGGTAAATTCCCCTTGCAGAATCGCCTTTGTTGCTGAATCAGGGGAAAGCCCTCTGTCCTTTGCAAGCAAAACCAAAAATTCCCTTGCAGCGGTGTCACCGTATGAATTTTTTATCAGATATTCCAACTCAATATACAAAATCTGAAATTCAATAGCGGTTGCTGAATGGGTGTCCCAAATCAGGGAACTGGGTCTTTTGTCCAGTTTTTCAGATACCCGGTTCAGCATCCGTTCAAGAATGACTTCATAGGTTTCATTTTCATACATCAGATATTCGCCCCTTTCTCTGCCCTGATTGCACCGTATATTGTGTGAACGGTAAACGCTGTGTGAACAACACCTTTCACACTCAGGTCATGTTCAAAATCGGTCACGCTGCTGATTCGTGTATCAACAAGCAAGGCTTCCGTGATTCTGCGTTCCAGTTCCGGACATACATAGGTAACTGGTTCACCATACAGGTCAAGGGTTTCAATGCCATAGTACCAAGGATAAATGATATACTGATACCGTTCAGTGCTTAATATCCTGAATATGGTCTGTTTCATTGCTTCTTGGTCATCCACAAAACCCCTGACCGAATCACCATCTAAATCCATCTTATAGGTTTGGCTTGGTTGTTCTTCCATCTCAAAATCCAGTTCTAAAAATCCAACTGTTGAAGGTATCATTTCCCAATCCTATCCCATACGATAAATTTTTGACCTTCTTGCTGCCTAATAAGAATAACTTCATCACCGTCAACCAAGCCATTATGAACGGTAATGTTTTTTCTTCCTGTTACAGCGTGGGTGTGGGCTGCAAAGGAATCTTCCCCACTTCCCCCGGATTTACTGCCCGTTACCCAATCAACGGTTATTTGCGTTGTAAAATCGGTGACGTTCCTTGACAAAATCAACTGTTTTTCACCCAGTACCATTTTTTGCTCCACGTTGATTTTCAACGGGGATGCTGTCACCACTTCACCAAAATATACATTGACGGGTTTCTTTGCTTCTACTGCTTCCACTGCGGAACGTTTTAGTGTTTCAACTAATTCATTTGCATCAGGCAACAAATTCACCCCCTCTTAGCGTCAAATCCATCCAATGCTCACCTTCTTTGTAGGTATGCTTGCATTTTTCCACAAGCATCCAATTTTTCACTTTTATATCTCCAAGGTCAAGGTTGATGACCACCATTGAACCCGCCCTGACCCGGTTATCTCCAAGGGCGTTTGTTATTTTCAGGTTGCGGGTCTTTTTATTGTATAGGCTCAAAAGTGCATCTGCCTTTGCCTGTCCATTCTCACCCTTCTGTAAAGTATCAAAATACTGCAAGATTCCCCACCTGTTGATGTTGGAAGAATCCTGTGCAATATAAACTTCCCTATATCCTGTTTCCTCATTGTCATAGGTCAGTTTGATTTTGTTAAATGTGTTATCATCAATAGATGAAGTATAGTCAAAATTTTCACCTGTTTCTTCGTCAATCATCAGATATGCACCCGGTTCACCCACGTACATAGAAGATAGACTTTTCAATGTCAGTTTCCCAAAATCGTCATATAAGACGAACATTTCCCCTGTGTTGGTCAAGGTCAGGTCAAGGGCGTTTGAAATCATTTCAAACAGGGAAGTATTTTCTTCAACCCTTGATTCTATGACATATCCTGTATTTTCCAATGTCCCAACATTCAGGGAATAATCATCAGCAATCATTTTTGTGAACTGTGACGCTGTTTTCCCTTCATAGACCTTTGTGTCTTTATTCTTCAAATACCGTAACTGGTCATAGGCGGTGACTGTGATAATCTGGTCTTTTGCCCGCTGCTGTTTGAACACAAAACCAAAAAACACGTTGTCACCGTCAACCTTCATCCTGACCGGGCTACCCTCTGAAAAATCAATGATGTCATCCTTCAGGACTTTGAAAACCAGTTTGCCGGGGGTATTCTTCCGTTCTGTTGACCATTCAATCCCTTCCTGAACTACGGGCTGATAGACCTTTGTTCCTGATTCATTCCCAACCAAAAGTTCAACATACAATTCTAAACACCCCCGTTTCTTATGCTGCCGGGATAGTCAAAACCTGTCCCGGATAAATCAGATTAGGGTTGCCACCAATGACACCCTTGTTTGCATCATAGATGACTGTATACTTTGCCCCACTGCCATAGAACTTCTTGGCAATGTTCCACAGACAATCACCCTTTACTACCGTATAGGTTTGTGCAGCGGCGGGTGCGGGGGAATTGTTGGTTTCACGCTGCGGTTCGGCACTTGCTTTTGGCTTAGATGCCGCAATCTGAATGTTTACCGTCTTTGTCCCATAGTCCCTCCACTGTTTCAGATTGAACTTCACTTTGAAGTCAAAACCATTCTTTGCGTCCTCTGTGATTTTGTAATCTTCCATTGAAACCTTGATGTTGGTATTCAAAAGCTGCTTTCCAACGGGAAGTTTTCGACACACTATGAACTGGAATGGTTTGCCACTGGTTTTCAGTTCTTCAAAGAAGTCCATGAAATACCCCGCATCCTGAAACCCTGATTTGTAAACTGCATAAGGGTGTTTGACTTGGGGTATTTCACATTCAAACTCAATATCGGTCAGCCCCGCTTTTTTCAGGATGTTGATTTCCCCCTCATTGATAAGGCTGACCGTCTTGTTTTGGTTGTTAATTTTTATCTGTATCTTTTCAGGGGTGACGGGCAACAGACAATTTTTCAAATATACGTCATATCCGCTTTTTGCCATTTACTCATGCACCCCTTCCGTCATACTGTCAACCGCTTCATTCACGGAATCGGTCAGTTTTGTCATAAATCCGTCAATATCGTCACCGCTGTTGATGGTGTTCTGCATACCTGACTGGTCAATCGTGATTTCTGCGACTGTGTACCTGTTTACTGCTTCCTGTTCTGCAATGTCCCGCAAATACTTCAAATCTTCCTGTGTTGTATCCATAGAATCCTTGATTGCACCAGTATCCCCGGCAATGCTGCCAAGGTTATCACCAACGCCTGAATTTGCGATTACATCATTGAACCCTGATGTGTAGTCACTCACATTAGGTATATCTGTCCCGCCGAATATATCCGACAGGCTGAAATTGCTGACCGCATCCGCAACACCGTCACCCCAAGAAGCACCCGCATTAAACGCATCGGACACCCAACCGTCTTGAAAGGTGTCAAACGTGCTGAATCCTTCATTGAACGCATCCGCAATGTTTGTGTAGTCCTCTTTGTTCCCGGCTGCTTCTGCCGCCCGTGCCGCATAGTCATTTGCGGCTGACGTGATGCCTGAATAGTCAAATTCCACAAAGGGCAACTTATTCAAAGCTGCACATATGCTTTCAATGACCGACAGACAGGTTGAAAGTAAATCGTACCACCACGCCTGAACAGAACTGATTGCATTGTGGAACGCCGCCATGATATTTGAGCCAAGGGCTGCTATTGCGCTGCCAATCCCCAGTGCGATGTTCGCAACGGTCAGACCCAAATTCTTAAAGAACTGAATCACCACATTGACACCGCCACAAATCACACCGAACCCAGACGTTGCAACGCCTGTCATCTTTGCGATTGCATTACATACCGCAAAAATGACTGCAATCAGTGCGATAATCAACAGAATTATCCAAACAATAGGGCAAGCGTACAAAGCACCGTTATACCCCATCTGTGCGGCGGTTGCTGCCATCGTTGAACCTGTAAGTGCGGCAGTAATTCCAATCTTTGCAGACATTGCCAAAGCATGAATCATGCTTGCTGCTGCCGATGCAATTTCAATAGCCTTTACAATGCCAAGGTAAGCTGCATACACTGCCAACGCACCAATGACACCATAAATAATAGGGCTGATGATTGACCAGTTATCAGCAATAAAACCGCCAACTGTTCCAATCAGTTCAAACACATTCAAGACAATATTTGCAAGGGTTGCCATCGCTTCAATCGCACCGTTCACAAAGGTCTGAAATGCTTCACTGTTGGCTATGTCATTCAGTCTTTGAAGGACAGGCTGAAAAGCAATCAAGGCGGTATTCTGCATAGATTGCCAAATCTGCCCCCATGTCATAGGCATTTCTTCAAACTTCGCATTGATGTCATCCGCTGCCGCAAAAATCGCCGCTTTGACAACATCCGCTGAAAGTTCACCGTCAGCCGCCATTTCACGAATCTGACCAATCGGAACTTCCAAGTAATCAGCAATGTTCTGAATCAGGTTAGGGGCTTGTTCAAAAATACTGTTCAGTTCATCACCACGCAAAACACCTGAACCAAGTGCCTGTGACAACTGCAATTCTGCATTTGCCGCTTCTTGGGTGCTTGCCCCGGCAATCGTCATCTGCTTTTGAATCAGGTCAGCAAAAGCAACCACTTCTTCCGAACTGCTGAACGCATCCTTTGCATTGTTACCGAACCGGGCAACAACATCTGCCATTTGGCTGAATGAACCACGGGCATCCTGTGCGGCTGCATAAACCATGTTGACAAGTTCTTCTGTGGTCTGCAATCCGTCATTCATCATATTCAGGCGTGAAGTGGTCTGAACAAGTTCATCTGAAATATCCAACGCCTTTCCAACGCTCTGAATACTGACATACGCCATGACCGCATTTTTTATCATGTTGGTCAGTTCGCTTGCCTGTTGCGTCCCTTCCTGAATTTCCTGATTGAACCGCCCCTGTTCGTCAACATTGTCCCTGATAAACCGTTCTGTTCCGCTGACAGTCTGTGACAAACGCAAATAGGCATCGTTTGCGGCTGAAATGTCCATATCTTCCATAGCCCTGTTCAGTTCGTTTTGTTCCTGAACCGCCATGTTCAACTGTGCCCGCAACCGTTCCAGTTCTGCATTTGCGGTGTCTATCCCCATGTTCACCGGGTTGTTTTCAATCTGCTGAATCCGCTGCTGAACACTCTGCAATCTCTGACCCATTGCATTTATATCCTGCATCGCCGCATCAGGCAAAATATCAATACCGCTTGCGGTCTGTGCAATGCTGCTTTGGGTTTCATTCAAAGTGTTCAGCATATCGTTTGCACTCTGAACTTCCTGTTGAAACCGTTCAATCCCTGTCCCGGTGAATACTTCTAACCCGTCCGTTTCCCACTGAACAGGAATCTGAACAGGTTCAGGCGGTGCATTTGGCTGAATCTCTGGTCTGATAGGTTCAGGATTTTCAACAAGCGGGTCAGGAAGTACGGGCTGAATCGGTGCGGGAATCGGTTCTTGATTCCCTTCATCCACAACAGGGGGAACAGCATCGGGGACGGTCTGATGGTTCAAGGCTTCGTTCATAGCGTTGATTGCTGCGGTTGCCTGATTGATTTCATCCCTTGCCCCTTCAATGCTACTTGTGTCAATGTCGGCGTTCATGCTCTGCTGCATATCATACATAGCAGACACCGCAAGGTTCACTGAATTAACAATATTGTTCAACACGCCGCTGAACTGGTCATTCAGTTCAATCCCTGTCTGAATAAATGCCACTGTCACCACCCGCCTTTCTTAGTGTTTTTTCTTCGCCTTGCTTTCCGCTTTCTTCTTTTCCTTCTTGTCGTTTTCGACTTTGATTTTTATTGCGGCTATGACAAAGGCTTTTTCCTGTTCTTCCATTTCCAAAAACTGACTTGGTAAGATGTGAAGTTTGTGAAGGGCATAGTAAGCATAGTTTGATTCACCATCCCCTTCTTCAATTAGTTTTTTGCTTCTTCCACCTTGTCATCAAGGTTCTTGGTAAAGCCCTGATACTTCTGCATCCAAACGGTCAGTTCCTGATATTCCCCGGCGTTGTCAACCAGTGCATAAAGCAGTTCTTCCGGGGTCATGACATTGTAACTGTCCTGTAATTCCTTGTCGTACAGGTCAGGGTATACGGTGGACGCAACAATCATCTTTGCAAGGTAAGCTGCGGTGTTCACCTTCGGTCTGTACAGGTTGGGTTTGCCCTTAACCTGAACTTCCACGGTACAGGAATCACGCAACGCTTCGTTCTCCTTAGAAGAAATCTGCTTGAACTCCCATTCAAGCGGCTTCCCATTTTCGTCCTGTAAGCTGGTTGTCGGTGCATACTTCTCATTCGATTTCACGATTTTATTCGCTTTCATAAAGCGGCTAAATTTCGACATTTTAACTTGTCCCCTTTCTGTTTATCGCTGAATAGCAAAAACCCCTTATATGAGCGTTATATAAACTCACACAAGGGGTTTTTCATGGTTTAGTTGGTAAGAAACCCGGTAAGGTTCGCAAAGGCTTCCGGCATGGAGAAATCTTCAAAAGTTCCTTCAATTTCTTCATCCAGATATTCCCCGTCAGCGTCAAACTTTGCCAGTACGCCGCCGTCCGTGTTGCAGTCATAAAAGATGATTGTCTGTCTGCCCGCTTCACTGGTAGGGTCATCGTTGGTAATCTGCATTTCAAAATAAACATCCTCACCAGTGTTCTTATAGTCAAGCAATGCCTGTCTAAGCACCGACTGGTTATAGTGTGCAGTCCCGGAAAATGTACCTTCCATACCGCAAGATTTGTGTCCCGCCATAATAGCACCAAGGCGGGGAACTGTGGTCTTGGTCTTTTCAACCTTGGCTTCCATGTCAATCATCTGCATGAAGTTATACCTTCTGCTGCCGATGGTCAGGAAACATTCAGCCAGTTTTGCGGCAACGGTGTCCCTTGCCTTCATGGTAATGTTGTCATTCATTATTTATCACCCGCCTTTCTTACGCAACCGTAACTGTCATATAGAGTTTACCCATAGCGTTCACAACCTCAATGACGCTTGTGGAAACAACTGATTTCTTGGTATCGCCCTGTGCAACCGTCACATCAGAATCATTGAAGTTTTCGATTGCACCCAAGGTCTGCAACTCCTGTCTGATTTTCACAAGGTCAGACCAAAGGGAAGTTCTGCCTGATGCGTTATTCGGAACAACGCCTAAATACTTAGTGTTGAACAGAACAGCGTCATCATTTCCCAACTGGTCAATAACCCGGATGGTCTGATTGTCCTTGAATACATCGCCGCAAGTGTCCGTTGTCGTGACCATGCTGTTAATATCTTCAAGCACCCGGACATCCGAATTGACCTTGTGCAGAACAAATTCACCATTCTTCACTGCCTGTTTCAACTGGTTCTGTGTGAAATCGGTGTTGACGGAAAATGAACCGTCATATTTCTTGTTCTGACAGGACTTGTTGACCGCACACCCCGCTTCTGCACCAGTAACCCAGTACACAAGGGATGCTTCTGACCCCCCTTCATCAGTAACCTTATTTTTCACGCTGATAACGCCCATAAAATCAGCCGCAATGTTGTAAAGCACCAACTGGAACTTGATGCCCATTTCATCACGCAACCGCTTGTTGAACGCAACATACAGTTTCTTGGTTGTCTCGTCAGTAACCACAACGCCCATTGTGTTATAGGTATAGGATTCAATCTTGTCCAAGTACGCCTGATGTGCAGTCCCGTCAACCGTTCCATTCGTGCCGCCTGTCAGCGGGGTGGATGCGGTGACTGCAAGGGTTGCGTCTGTCTTGAACGTCACATAATCGTTTGCAACAAGGTCTGCCGCCTTTGCAACCGTCTGTGTATCGACCTTGACCGTTCCCATATAGGTCATGACATCAAACTTTGTGGAATCGTCTGTATTTGCCTGAATGACAATCTTCAAATCGTTTCCACGTGTGCCGCCATATAAAGCGGTTGCAAAGTCATTTGCCGCCTTTGTGCCGCCGCTGTTCAGACGGTACGCATACAGTGTCTTTGCCCCTATGAACAAATCACTAAGACCTGTCAGCTTGGGACTGTCAAAGGCATAACCAAAGACCTTCATGCTGTTCTTTTGAAAGTCCTCATTTGTCACTTCAAAAACAGCATCTTCAACGCCCCAGTCCAGTTCAAGGGGCATTGTTGCAATTCCCCTGTCTGACAGGGCGGCAGATGCACTTGCAGCCGATACAAAATTGATATATGTGCCGGGAAGTTCCTTATTCTGCGTGGTAAAACTGCCACCACCTAAAGCCATATCATTTCACCTGTCCTTTCATGTATTTTTCAATCAGGTTGTCAACTGTTTCAAAGGTGTACTTTTTCTTATCATCAAGAAGGGCATCCACCAAATCCCTTTTATCACGGTATTTCACAGCCGCAACAATCTGTTCTTTGCTGAACTCCTGTTCAGCGGTCTGAACTGCCGCCACGGTTGCCCGCTTTTTCGTTCCCGCCAAATTAACCACCTTCCTTCACATTCGTGCTTGTCTCCAAAATCTCCATAGCGGTCTGTTCTTCTCTCCTGTAAACAAAACAGTCATAATTCACAAAGAAGTTCAGAACGCCGTCAACCACTTCATACTTCATTTTTGTTCCACGTGTCGGCTTGTCCTCACCATAGATTGTGATGTACTCCAAACGCCATGACATCCGTTCCGCAACCCCGTTACATTCCTTCTGTTTCTCACGGGTTGCGGGAAAATACTGGATGCAGAACTGGTTGGTTTGTAAATACCGCTTTCCAAGGAACAGTTCATGTGTTGGGTTCAAACACTGAATAAAAAAACAAGGTTCTTTCAAACCTTGCCTGATTTCTTCCATGTGGATTTTGTAGCCGTCCCCAAATTCTTCATTCAGGGCAACGCTGATTGCTTCGATTATTGAATTTATCATTTCAGACATCCCCCTAAATATTTTTTAATCTTGTTTTCAAGCACCCTTGGGGCAATCTTTTCAAGTTCCTGTTCCGATATGGTCATCATGAACCGCCCCTTGACCCACCCCTTATGATTTGGGGTTCTGTGACCGTATTCCACATATGACGCATATTCAACCGGGTTCACAATCTCAATGACATAGGTATCACCAAAATGATGAACCGTCAGTGATTCCGCATATCCTTTTGCAGATGACCTTTTCTCACCAGTCCACCCACGCCTTAATGTGCCGCCTTTCTTTCCTGTCCCTTTGGGGTAATCGCCCACGGGGGTTCTTTTCACCACCATGCGGAGCAATCGGGCGGCAAGTTCCTTTGCGCACGATTCAACAAAAGCATCCGGGTCTTGCAGCTTGTTCAGTTCATCCCTGAACTTTTCCAACCCGTCCATGTTGAATTTTCCCATTTTACCCATCAGGCGTATTCCTCGAACAATTCAAGAATGATTTCCTGATGTGTCGGATATACTGCCGGGACACCGCTGCAAGTGTAATCTGTGGTCACATTGTCCTGTGACACCGTGATTTTTGAACCCGCCCTGATGGAAATATCAGGGGACACAAACAGTTTTGTGACCTGTGTAATAGTTGCCGCTGAATCCGTCTGAACAGCGGCTTTTAGGGTTTCAAAGGACAATTTACAGGGTTGATTTTCCAACACAACCACTTCTTCATCCTTCGTCAGCTTCGACCTTTCATCTGTTACCTGTTGCATTTCCGTGACTTTCAAAGTACCAAAATAAGTTGCTTCAATCGCCTTTCTTGCGGCTTTCTGTGCCGCCTGAATCGCTTTTACCATCGGATTCGCCTGAACGAATTAAATTCAGCCTTTCCATAGGATAAAAGGTAATTGATAAAGGTGGTCAGCCTTTGTTCAGGTGTCAAACTCCCTTCCCCAGTCGCAAAGACTGTGTTGGTGTCACCTGTCTGAATCTGCTTTACTGCATAATCCAAATCAAACCCCACAAGGTCAGTTGGTGCAAAGGTTTTCTTGGAAAGAAGGAAGTCACCCACCGCCATATCAACAGCGATGTGTTCCAGTCCTTCCGGGACATCTTGCCAGTTAATTTCATTTTTAATGGTGCTGCGTACTTTTTCAACACAAAAGGTCAAGGCAAATTCATCTTCCGCCTTGACCTCATAACCGAAAGATTTCAACCTTTCTTTTACTGTTTCGGTGTCAAACACGGTCTATCACCTGACCTTTCCCGGCTTAACCCCTTGAAATAATGCGGGCAATCGGGATTGCCTTGTGATTGATGAAGCTGCGATTTGCCGCCACATCCTCACCGGAATGTACCAGTGACCAGTTTGCACCGTTCTTCAACTCTGCATCCGTAGGGGATAAACTTGCCTGTGACTTTTTCTCATAGGAAATACCAAACGGTGCGAACACCTTGCGCTGTCTGCTATAAAGCGTGTCCTGACCGCCGTTAGTCTTGGGGTCACGATTCATTTCATACGGCACTTTTACGCCCAAATCCTCATAGGAAATTGAACCGTTCCCCAGTACATAGGTGGTGTACTCGGTGAACGCATCCACGAACACAACATAGTCACCCGCCGCCGGGGTGGTGTAACTCTCTGCAACAGGGGTTACATCGGCAAGTTTAATCTGCTTTGTGGTAGGTGTTGCTGAATCTGCCACAACTTCCAACGCACCCTCATCCGTTGCCTTTGCCTTAATGTAGAAACCTTCCTGTGCAACTGCGGGCATATCGTCATCAATGACAACCAGCTTGCCGTTCCACGTATACAGGTCAAGTTCCTTCTGAATACCGTCCTTGTCGGTATATTTCAGGTGTGCGACAAGGTTCAGGTTTTCAAGATTCGTGGCAACGTCACTGTGCATGAACACCAGTGTGAACTTCTTCTTGTTCGCCCCACACGCCTTGTTCACTGCACTGTTCAGGGTGGTTGCGGACATCTTGCCGTCAACCTTTTCCGTGACATCATAGGTGTGGTTCTTGACAAACTCAAGGTTCTTTGTCCCGGTCATGGAAAAGATACCCTGTAAAATTGCAATAATGGTGTTCTGGTCAATACCATCCCAGTATTCACCAACCTGGTCAGCGATATTCTGCATGAAGTCCACGCCGCCCGTGATGTCATAGCTGAAATCCTTCTCAACCCACGCCTTTGCACGACCAACCGCAACAACACCCTGTTCAAAGGTTTTGGTGTTGGTTGCGGTGATGTCGGTCTGACCGTCATAGTTGACTGCATCACCATCCAACAGACCACGCATTGCAATACGTGCGTAACCTGTGCCGCCCTGACCGCCCCCAAGGGTTGCTTTGATGTCAGGGTTGCCCGCAAGTGCCTTTGACTTCTTGATTTCGTGCATATGAAGGTTCGGAACTCTGCCGACCATGTACTTAAACGCCTGCGGGTTAAAACTCTTAGAATCAAACTTATCGTTTGGCATATTTTCACCGTTCCTTTCTTTTACTCACCCAACTTAGTATCCGGGTTTTCCGCTAAGTAGGCACATAATTCATCATAGTTCATCTTTGAAGGGTCAACTTCTGTCCCCGGTTTCTGCTGTGCCGATGCTCCCGGCTGATACCCTTTAAAGGTCTGCTGCTGTGCCTGTTGCGTTGCATCAAACAGGAACTTGGTATCTTCGGCGGCGGTCAGCTTGTCAATCTGTTCCTGTAACCCCTTGACGTTCCCTTCCTTGTCAAGTTTGGCATCCGTCAGGTCAAGCAGTGCCTTAACCGCCTTGATATTCTTCGCCTTTGCCCCGGTCAATGCTTTTTCAACCGCAAAGTCAACCTTCAACTGGTTCATTTCGGATTCATGGGATTCCTTGGTCTTAGTGTTTTCAGCCTGTAAATCCGCAATCTGCTGTTTCAAGGCTTCATTGTCACCCGCCGATGCTTTCAGGGTTTCAAGCTGCTTGTCCCGGTCAGACACCTGTGTTTTCAGCCCTGACACTTCGGTCTGCAAATTCTTGACTTCGGCGGCAGATGCAGACTTTGCATTTTCAATGTCATCCCCATTGATTTTCATAATGCTGTCAACCTGTTCCTTCGTCAGTCCCATATCTTCCAACTGTTTTCTTGTCATATTTCTGTACCATCCTTTCAAATACGTTTTTGTACGGGGTAACTCCCACATGATTGTTTGGTTGTTGCGGTTTTACGTCTTGACCAACGCCGACAAAGAGAAAAGCACCCGTTGCCGGATGCCTTTCAACGCCACACTGACCCAGTGACCGGGAGATAATAAAGACCACCTTACCCTTTCTATTAAGTTTTGGTTCTCATGTGCCTGTGAACCCCCTTTCTGACTTCATATAAGCGTCATATAGCGTTTATTTTCATTCATTTGATAACTTGTTAAGGTACGAAAAAACACCGCCCAAATGACGGTGTTTTCAATCCCAGTGTTCCCCTTCCTTGGGGTACAGTTCCAAAATACCATAGAAGTTAGGAATGTCTGAAATCTGTTTCCCTTCCTTCAAGGCAGTCAGGACTTCAATTTTTTCATCAAGCAGTTTATCACTGTCCAAGTCAAAGAACTTTTGCAGCATAGGCGGGAAATTCTCTACTTCAAGAAACAGTTCCCTGACCTTAACGCCTTTTTCAATCAATTCCCTTTCCGTCATTTTTCACCACCCACTTTCTTCAAAAGTTCAACAATCGTTGCATCCAGTTCAGCGACCAGTTCAGGCTTGTCAGCACGTAACAGGTCAATCAGGTCAGGTCTTGTCACACTCAACGCCGCATAGTTCGCAATCGTTTCCTGTACCCGGCTTTCCGTATACCGATAGTATGCCGAACCATGACCATATATCACTATCCCGGCATCCCGGTATGACCCGCCTGACAGGGCATCATAAATGTCTTGGAGATTACTAATCCCGCCGCCCATGATATTCCTTGCCAGATAATCACGCTCCGCATCCATTGCGGCTTGCAGTTTGGAATACTGCTTTTTGTAATCACTGTAAGACCCTTGAAAGGTTCGGTTTATCATGGAATTGTTCAGTTCGTTCATTAACTGCCTGTACTTTCCATTGACTTCACTGCATACCCTTCTGTATTCCTGATTATGTTCATTGAACAGGGCAACAACCTCACCGCTCATGTCTGTTGACGTATTTTTGAACGCATCTATCAGGGGCTTTCTGCTTGTACTGAACCAGTTCCCTGACTTCTTGGGGTCTTGCCTACCATACAAATCCATCAGGTGCATTTCCTCATGTAAGGTTGTATTCACCTGACCCGCAAGGTCATCCCCCTGTAACTTGGGTATGGTCAATTTTGCTTCTGCCATATCCCCGGTCATTCTATAACTGGAAGTAGACACTGCATGATTCTTTGCATGGGATATTTTAAACGGGATTCCATTGCTTTCAATGTTCTCCAGTTCGCCCATGTGGTTAAACAGGGAAACAACATTTGCATCTGCCCCTTCCAAACCATTCACATAATCAACAAGTACCTGTGTATTCTTCAATTCAGATTTTTCAGTGAAAGCAGAAGGGAAGTTTTCAACCTTCAATTCCTCTGCAACCTGTTTGATTTCCTCTTTTGCCTTTATTGTATCACCTGAACTCGCTACTTGCAATCCAGTCTTGTCACCTTCCACAAAAGCCTGTTGCCACTGCTTATAGGTCATATCAGCGGGTACATAGTATGTCTTGCCGTCCTCTCCCCTTGCGGCACGTTCCCCAACCGTGTCAAATTCGTCATCAAAATACGGAACGGTTGTTGACCGACACCACACATGAAAAGGCGGGGCTGTAACCCCTACTTCCCACTGTGACATAGGAAAGTGCTTACCATCCATTTCCTGACAGATTTCAGATGTGTGGGAATCAAGGGTTGCCACAATTTCAAACTGTTCAACATCCAGTTCAGCGAAACAGTCCTTTTGTGCCGCACTGCTGAAAAACGCTTCTTCTGTCATGACAAGCCGCCCCGCATTGTTCTTTGAAGTGTTCATTTTGCGGGCAATCGCATCTATTGCTTTCTGCGGGTCTTGTCCTAAAACAATGTTGCGGGTCAGTTCAGTGTTCAGTTCATTCACCAACTTCTGACGGTTGCCCCAAATCCTTTCAGAAAAGTTCTTCCCGTCAGCCGCCCAAGGTTTATTGATGACCTTGGAAATGGTCTTGTCATCCAGTGTCGCAAAATCCCACCCGACCCCCACACCCTTCTGCAATTCAAAAGCAGTGCGGTAATACCCGGATGTGTAAATATCCCTCATAGCAGAATCAACGCTGTCAAGCTGATTTCCAAACATCACCTCAAGACTTTGCTGCGTTTGCAGTTTCAGGGCTTCCAGTCTGCTGATGTGATACCGGGCAGATGCGTTTTCAAGCTGCTTTACCCAAGTACCATTGATTGCATTTTCTTCCCCGTACTGAATATACTGGTTGATGTCCCATTTCAGTTCTTCCAGTTCCTTCCCGGTCAGCATTTTCCGGGCATCTGCCAGTGTGACCCCGTTGTTATCTGCAAAACGCTGATACCATGCGGAAATCTGACCTTCTATCTGCCTTTGTGCCTGTCGGTACTGTTTTTCAATGTCAGCATAACACTGAACCCCTTGCTGATTTTGTGACTGTTCAAGCAGTTCAAACCGCTTTTTCCAGTATGAACTATTCTTCATCTACACCACCGCCCTGATTGCCTTGGTTGGGGTCTGCCGGATTCCGCTGACCAAAAGGATTGTACTGCTTTTCAAATTCTTCCTGTTCCTTTTGTTTCTGCTTTTCCAAGCGTTCCAATTCCTTCTGCGGGTCATCCACCCACGGGTGCTGACCTATGACAGTTTCATCAGATAGGATTCCCACGGATTTCTGACAGTTATCTATTGCTTCACTCTCATTGATAAGGATGTCACGGTTGAAAATAACGCTGACTTCCTCACCCTCAAAATCACCCTGTCCTGTGTTGGCAAGATGTGCCTTGGTGAACCAAAGAATATCTTCAAAGGATGCCTGATACTCGGTTTCGGTGTCGTTGGCATCAATGTCAATATCAGAATACATTGATTGAATGTTCATTTGGTTGGGGTTTCCCGAAAGCCTGTCATCTTTGGCATCATAACCCATAGCATTTTCAATCAGGGCTTTCTTGAATATCTCAATAATAGCCTTGTAGTTTTCCGCATTGACTGTGATTTCAAGGGTTTCCACGCCGCCCTTTGCGCTATCATCATACCTGACCTTTACCACACCATAGGTTGCAAGGTTCTTCCTGAACTCACCCAAGTTTGTCCCGTCATAGTTTTTCAGGACAAGAATGGTATTCCTTGCGTCCTCTTGCATATTGTTTTCAAAGTCCGACAGCATGACGTTGATACCGTCCTGTAAGGACTTGACCCGTTTCAGCAGCGGGGTTTCGTTCTCATTCGCTTTCATGGGTATCAGCGGCACACGTGACCAGTTGAACCCCTGAACCTTCCCTTTGGAATCAATCATTGTCACATGATAACAGTCTGATTCTCCTTCATTCGCAATGTCGGGTATCAGTGTCCCCCGGTCAAGAATAAACTTGTGAACACCGTCCAAATCATACACTTCAACTTTTTCAATGACTGTTGGGGTTGTCCCCTCATATCCAATCACTAAATACAGTCTGACCGCAAAATCTAAGATAGTGTGTTCGTTGTCCTTCCAAAAGGGCAAAATCTCATATGCCGGGAAAAGCCTGAAAGAAAATTCCCCGGATTCTGTGTAATATGGATATAGCCAAGCAATACCGCCATTATAGGCAGCCTTGGCACTGTTTTTCAGGGTTTTCATGAAACGCTTATTGAACACCTTTTTCAGACATTCAGCGTACTGGTCATTTTCCGTTTCAATCGCAAAAGGCTGACCAAACAGATAATTGGCTTTCTGGTTGACCATCTTTGCGTACTGATTATCAATAACCCGGTTGTTTGGCAAGTTCTCCACCACTTGCAGCTTGCCATCTCCCCCTATCATGGTACGCTTACGTTTCAAAATATCGTGTTCATTGTCATAATACAGAAACCCCTTAATCTGCATGATACGTTGGGGTGAGTTCTTCCACTTGGCAATTTCTCTTTCAAGAAATTCCCGGTCAGTCATCCTTGAATGAACACCCTGTAATACAAAATTACTGACCTTCAAGGTCAGCGTGTCAATTAGGCTACTGAACATCTTGGTTCAATTCACCCCTTTCTACAAATCTATTCAAAACTAAATGCGTCACCTTTTGCAATGTTCTCAACCGCATACCGCATTGCATCCATCAGGTGATTGAAGTCATCAATGGGTCTGTTCAGCTTCTTCCCGGTCACTGGGTCAGTGTCCCAAGTGTAATTGCTGATTTCAGTAATGAAATTCACACACCTTGGATGCACAATGATGTGGTAGTCCTGAATGAAGTCAATACCGTTGTTGATGCTGTCCTTGCCCTTCCTTGCTTTCCTGATTCCTTTCAGTCCCAGTTCCCGCAAGCGGTCAATGCTCTTTGGTTCAGCAGAATCAGCGGTTATCTTTTCTTTCAGATAACCCATCCGCTGCACTTCATCAGCAATCGCTTCATTACTCATACCGGGTTTATACATTTCATCGAAAACCCAAATAGTTTTGCTTGCTTGGTCAATGAAACCGCAAAATAAAGCACTGGGGTCATTCGTATAACCAAAGTCAAGACCAAATACGGACTTGACCCCTTTGATTGCTTTTACTTCCTCAATGCTGAACGCCTTTTCTTCCCAGTTCTCATACACAAGACCGTCAACAATACCCCAGTCACCAAGACCCGCCACTTTGTAACGCCTTGGGTTCTGCTTTCTCATGGTTTCAAAAACCTTTAAGTCAGCAGCATCCAACCATTCATTGCACTTGTAATTGGTTGTCATTGCAAGGGTTTCATCATCCGGGTTGTCAAAAAAGCGTTTCTTTATCCAGTGATGTTCATTCCACGGGTTCAGCGTCAAGGTTATCTGTTTGAACAATCCTGAACCTTCCGGGACTGCACCACGGATTGATTCATCAAGCATATTAAAATCATCTTCCGAACTGATTTCATATGCTTCTTCTATCCACATCCAACACAAGCACCCGGTTTCAACCGTGATACTGGTCACTTTCAGCGGGTCATCAAGTCCCCTGAAATAAATCTTCTGACCTGTTGGTTTGTAGGTCATTTCAAGCGGTGATTCTTTCACATCCCAAAAGGCGTCAACTCCCAGTCTGTGAATCGCCCACCTAAGTTCAGTGAAACAGGAATCTTTCAGTGTCCTGAATGTTTTCCTGACCACAAGGGCATTTGCATCCGGGTACTTCATTATGTTGGTAATATACCATAGGGCGGTTGTCTTGGATTTCTTGGATGCTCTTGACCCTTTGCAAACCCTGTAACGCCCTTTCCACCGCCAGAATGTGCCGTACCCCTTGCCGACTATTTCAGGCAGCTTCACAATCTGCTTTCCGTTGCCCTTGGACTTGTAATCTTCCGGGTACAGAATAAACTTCTGATACCCAAAGACGTATTGTGAAGAAATGCGGTTCTTTACCATAGGCAATCACCGCCTTAATCTACAAGGGAATCTTCACCTGATATGACAATCGGCTGTGTGATGTTCACATCCAGTTTGTCATTCCACATACCCAAATGTTTACCCAACAGTTCCAGTGCTTTCAGCTTGGAAGCAATCTTGACTTCCCTTTCCACACTTGACCCGGTATCACTTTCAGATTCCTTGTACTTTATGGATTCGATACAAGCAAGGTCATCTTCTGTTGCGGTGTCCTTGATTCTGCCCTTGCTGTCAACAACGTCTGTGATTTTCACAAGGGCAATCTTCGCAAGTTCTAAAACAACCCTGTCCTGATTGATGCCTGTCCTCTTTGACCTCTCTGCCATCGCTTCACTGATTGCCTGTTGAACCTTAACATTTCCTAACATTCGTGAACCTTGGACATCCGCTGTTTTTGCTGAATATCCCGCACGAATAGCGGCTTGTGTTGCGTTCAGGTCAATCAGGTATTCATCAACAAAACGCTGCTGTTTTTCAGTTAATTTTGCCATCCGGCAACACCTTCTTTCCATTTTTCTAAACAAAAACCCCGGAAAGTAGGAGGTATTAGCACCTTTCCGGGGTCAGACAGTAAGCGTATAAAAAAAAGGATTGCAGATAATTTACAAGAATTATCTGCAACCCAGTTTTGACAAGCCTATCATAAACTTAATAAATCCCGTTGTCAATCGTCAAATGATGTAGGTTTTATGTCAGGTAATGTAGGTTTTTATAGGTTTCTTCAAACAACGCAAGCGCTTTATTATGCAGTTCTATCACATAGGAATATGATTTTTTCATTTCCTTTGCAGCCTGACGGATGCTTTTAAACTGCACATATACCTTGAACAACACCTGTATGTAATTATTCACGTGCAAGCCCCTGATTTCAGATATGATTTGATTCTTAGCGTCAACAAAGCGGTCTATTTCTGCATTTATCTTTTCATCAAAAGTCACATACCGGGTCACATCACTTCCTAACTTGTCCCCTGACAAAGAAGTCTGCACACGTTCTTTTGAATAATCAATACCCCCCGGATTCATCGCCGCCTGTTTCATTTCAGAAAGCAATTCTAAATTCTGATTGATATTCGTGTCTAATTCCTCTAACTGTTCTAAATACTGCCTTGCAGTCAACGTCCTTTTTACCTCACTCATGCTTTCACCTATCCTTTCACTGGTTACGGTTTAAATATGCTCAATTTTATTTTAGAAACCCTTTGTTTATGGGTTCGTTACGGTCTGTTACGGTTACGGTTAATCATTCTATTCTTATATTTTTACTT